TTGGCAAGACCTGGGCTGGCGCGTTTGAGACCGCCATGCACTTGACCGGCCGATACCCCAGCTGGTGGACCGGCACCCGATTCCCTTACGCTATTCGCGCAATGGTCGGGTCCGAGTCTGCCGAGTTGACACGCAAGGGCGTACAGCGTTTGCTGCTTGGCCCGCCTGAAGTGCGCGACGAATGGGGCACTGGCTCGATACCTTACGACTGCATCCGCGACACGAGCATGAAGCAAGGCGTGCCGGACGCAGTGTCCAGCGTCGTCGTGCGTCACGAGTGTGGCGAAGACAGCGTGATCCAATTCAACTCATACGACCAGGGCCGCACCAAGTGGCAGGCCGACACGGTCAATTGGGTGTGGTTCGACGAGGAGCCGCCGCTTGGCGTTTATTCCGAGGGCCTGACCCGCACTCAGGCTGTGGGCGGCCAGGTGTGCGTGACCTTCACGCCTTTGCTTGGCATGTCCGAAGTGGTCAAGCGGTTCCTGATCGAGAAGCCCGAAGGCACCAACGTCACCAACATGACGATCAACGATGCCGAGCACTACACGCCCGAGCAACGCGAATCCATCATCAACGCATACCCTGAGCACGAGCGCGATGCACGAGCCAAGGGTGTTCCGATCTTGGGCAGCGGCCGCGTGTTCCCGGTTGCCGAGGATGCGATCAAGGCCAAGCCATTCCCCGTCCCGCCACATTGGCCACGGATCGTGGGCATTGACTTTGGCTGGGGCCACCCAACCGCCGTGGTCTGGCTGGCATGGGACCGCGATGCCGACACGCTTTACGTGACCGACTGCTACCGGATGAAGGAGGCCAGCGTGGCCATCCACGCTGCCGCGATCAGGGCGCGAGGCGAGTGGTGCCCAGTGGCCTGGCCGCATGACGGTTTGCAGCACGATAAGGGCTCAGGTGAACAGCTGGCCAAACAGTACAAGGACCAGGGCGTCAACATGCTGATCGACCGTGCCACGTTCGAGGACGGCAGCAACGGCCTGGAGGCCGGTGTGGCCGAGATGCTCACGCGCATGCAGACCATGCGCTTGAAGGTCTTCTCCCACCTGGAAGAGTGGTTCGAGGAGTTCCGCCTGTACCACCGCAAAGACGGCATCATTGTTAAACTCAACGACGACATCTTGTCGGCCACGCGATACGCCATGATGATGCGCCGCAAAGCCAAAACGCAGGAAGAGGCCGAGACGCGCCTTCGCGGCAATCGCATGCCCAACGTCCCAGCGTTTGACGTATTCGACCAAGTAGCCGGGTATTGACCCGCAACAACAGGAAAATCCCATGCAAGCTCAACCCCAGCAAATCGATGTTGAAGTAGAAGTTGTAGACGAAGCCGATCAACGCCGGAAGGTCGAGGAGCGTTTGCAGGCTTTTGGCTACAACATGGCTCAACAGCGCGATGAGTGGGTCCGCATCCGTTACAGCTACGGCGTCGACAAGCGTTGGCTCGAAGATGAGGACCAGTACAACGCCAAGGACAACATCGCCAAGCAGGCAAGCCAGATGATGACCTCGGTGGAGCAGGGTTACCCGGTGACCACGCAGATGGCCAAGCCGCACCGCTCCACTGTTTACATCGGCCTGACCCGTCAAAAGACCAACGCGGCCGAGGCCCGCCTGGCTGACATCTTGTTGCCCACGGATGACCGCAACTGGGGCATTCAGCCCACGCCCAAACCCGATGTCATGGGCGCAAGCCGTGACGACCGCATGGCCGCAGACCGCGACACTGGCCAGCCGATGATGAACCCGGAGACCCAAGAGCCGCTGAGCATGAAGGACATCGCCCGAGCTGCCATGCAGGTGGCGCGCGAAAAAGCCAAGGCCATGCAGACCGAGATGGACGACCAGCTGGTCGAATGCGACTACAACTCCGAAGTGCGCAAGATGCTGCACAACGCAGCTCGCCTGGGCACCGGAGTGATCAAAGGCCCAGTGGTCACCAGCCGCACACGCAAAGCCTGGCAGCCATACAAGGACATGCAGGGCAACCAAATCCACCAGATCGAGATCGTGCAGGAGATGAGTCCTGCCTCGTTCAGCGTCGACCCACGCAACTGCTGGCCTGACCCAGGCTGCGGCGACAACGTCCACGCAGGCAAGGGGCTGTACGAGCGCGAGCGCGTCACCGTGCGCCAAGTGCGTGACCTTGCCAAGCAGCCAGGGTTTATGAAGGACCAGCTTCGCAAGGTGCTGGAAGAAGGCCCCAAGAAGTCGGCCACTTTCCAAGAGCTAAAAGACGAAGACCAGCGCGACCTGGCCCGCGATACCTACGAGATGTGGACGTACTGGGGCGAAGTCGACTACGAGGACCTCGAAGCCGCAGGCGTCAACGTCGGCGACAAGGACGAGCTGCGCACCATAAGCGCATGCGTGGTGATGATCAACAGCACCATCGTCAAGGCTTACGTCAATCCCCTGGACGGCGGCGACATCCCCTACGACTTCTTTGTTTGGGAGAAGGTCTCTGACAGCGTGTGGGGATACGGCATTCCATACCTCATGCGCGCCCAGCAGCGGGTGCTCAATGCGGCATGGCGTCAGATGATGGACAACGCTGGCGTCAGCTCAGGCCCCCAGATCATCGTCAAGGCTGGCTCGATCCAGCCTGCCGACAAGCAATGGCAGCTCTCAGCTCGAAAGATTTGGTGGGCCACCGACGACGTGGACGACGTGCGCAAAGCCTTCACCGCCGTCGAATTCAACAGCTACCAAGGCGAGCTGGCCAACATCATCAAGATGGCCATGGAGCTGGCAGACCAAGAGACCGGCGTGCCCATGATCACCCAGGGCGAGAAGGGTGCAGCGCCAGATACTGTCGGTGGCATGCAGATGCTGATGAACAGCGCCAACGTGGTGTTGCGCCGGATCGTCAAACAGTTTGATGACATGGTCACCAAGCCGCACATCCGCCGGTACTACGACTACAACATGCTGTACAACGAGAACGAAGAGATCAAGGGCGACTTTACCGTTAACGCTCGCGGCTCGTCTGCCTTGCTGGTGCGCGACATCCAGAACCAGGCGTTCTTGAACCTGCTGGCGGCCGGGGCCAACCCGGTTTATGGCGTTTACCTGGACACCCAGAAGCTGTTCGAGAAGGCGCTGCAAGCCCAGCACATCGACCCGGCCGAAGTCTTCAAGTCCGAGGAAGAACTCGAAAAAATCAAAGAGCAGCAGCAACAGCCCCAGGCTCAGCAGGCCGATCCCCGCATCGAGGCAGCCAAGATTCGTGCCGAGTCGGACAAGGTCCGTGTGGAGGCCCAGAACCAGGGCGACATGGCCGAGCTGCAAACACGCGAGAAGCTGGCCCAGATCAACTACCAGCAGCGCATGGAGGAGTTGGCCATGCAGCGCGAGATCGAGATGCTGAAGATGGCCAACGTCCAGAACCTTACACTCGAACAGATCAAGGCCAAGCTGGCCGATACCGCAATGCGCGAGCGGGGCAAGAAGGAAATCTACGCCGCCGAGCAGAATTTGAAAATGACCACGGGTTCAGGCATCTGACCCAACCACTGAAAGGGAACCACCATGGCAACTATCAACGCAACCGTCGACCGTAACACCGTACCCGGCGCGGTCCTTGTTTCTTGGGCTGACTTGGCCACCAACGACGTGGGCGGTGGCGTGCCTATCCCCTACGCTGCCGACCTGAGTTGCCAGGTATCAGGCACTTTTGGCGGCGGCACGGTTACGTGGCAAGGCTCCAACGACAACGTCAATTGGCATCCGATGACCCAGCGGGGCGGCACAACCGGCATGGCTTACACCGCTGCCGCTTTGCACACCAGCCAAGAGAACCCAGCCTTTGTGCGACCAGCCGTAACCGCCGGTACAAGCGTCGCAATTGATTGCACTTTGGCCATCCACGCACGCTACGCCAAGGCCCCATATTGAGCACTTGCGCACCGACCCCTGTTTGGCATAGAATCTTGACAGGGACCCCGCGTCCAAAATAACTCAAGCCAGGCACTGACCTGGCTTTTTGATGGCATGAACGATTTCACCTCTCCAACCTGGCACCTGCTGCGCAAATGGGCTGAGACCCAGCTCGAAAGCGCGCGTGTCAAAAACGATGCCGTCGGACTCTCCGACAACGAGACGGCCGCGTTGAGGGGCGAGATCAGGATGCTCAAAAGATTTCTCGACTTGCCGCAAGCGGCAACTCGGGGTGTGGTGGTTGAGTCGGATGAATAATCCCGCTTGGCCTTTTGAGTGGACCGCCTTCGGGCGGTTTTTTATTGGAGAGCAAAGTGGAAGAAACCCAACTGTCTCAGGCTGAGACACAGAAACTCTGGAACGAAGAAGCTGCAAAGTTAGATGTCGGTGAATCCTCACCCGCATTTGAAGCTCAAAGCATTGCGCCGGAAACGCCGCAAGAACCTGAAGTCCAGATCGCATCTCAACCTGAATCGGTGGCTGATCCACTGGCGGGCCTACCGGAAGAAGTGAAGCAAGCCCTGGGCAAGATCACTCAACTGGAGCAAGCCAATGCTCAACTGCTGCACCACGTAAAGACTGCCGAGGGTCGCGTGGCTGCCATGCAGCGTGAGTTCCAGCAGGCGCGTCAAGCAACGGCTTCGGTCGATGCAAATGAAGCGCCTTCGCAGGGACAAATGGCTGCGGCGGCTAAGAACCCCGAGAAGTGGGAGCAGCTCAAGCAGGATTTCCCAGAGTGGGCCGGTGCGATGGAGGAATACGTCGGCGCTAAGCTCAGCAACATGCAACAGCCAAACGGCGTCCAGGCTACCCATGTCGTGGACTACGTGCAGGCCCAGCTTGCTACTGAGCGTGAGCAGATGCGTACCCTTCTCGAAGAGGCACGAGTTGAAGGTAAATACGAGGATTGGCGGGATACGGTGAACACGCCGGATTTTGCACAGTGGCTCGCTATTCAACCCAACGAAGTACGTGCCTTGGCCGACAGCCCCGCTGCTCGTGACGCCATCAAGATGTTGGACATGTTCCACAACGTGAAGGGCAGATCGAGTGTGGACATCAGGCAAGAGCGCAGCCAGCGTCTCGCTGCGGCCGCGACGACTCGACCCGGACAGACACCGCCGCCCAAGACATTGGACGACTTGTCACCGGAAGAACTTTGGAACTACGAAGCCTCCCAGCGCGAAAAAACAAAAGCGCAAAGAGGCTATTAACTCACCACCTGAAAGGACGCCATCATGGCTATTCAAAATTACGGCACCGTAGCATCACGGAACTTGATCCGTGCCGCCCAAGGCATGCTGGAACACGCTCAACCCATCACCGTTCTTGGTGACTTCGGTACTCAACGCGAGATGCCCCAGAATTCGACAGACACCCTGGTGTTCCGTCGTACTCTGCCATTCGGCGCATCGACTGCGGGCACCACGATTGAGAACTCCACTCGTTACGTTGGTACCCCTGACATCACCGCTTCCAACTTCGTGTTGGCCGAGGGTGTTACCCCCAACTCGAACACCATCTCCTTCCAGGACGTGACTGTTCAACTGCAACAGTACGGCGTGCTGTTCAAGTACAGCTCGAAAACCGAGCAACTGTACGAAGACGACATCCCCGGCGAGATGGTCAAGCTGACTGGCGAGACCCTGGCCGAGGTGATGGAGTTGGTTCGTTACGGCGTGTTGAAGGCCGGTTCGACTGTGATCTACGCAAACGGCTCCAGCCGCGCTTCGATTAACACCCCGATCAGCTTGAACGCAATCCGTAAAGCCGCTCGTACCCTGGAATCCAACCGCGCTCGTCGCGTGACCAGCCGCCTGGCTCCTGGCGTCAACTTCGGCACTCGTGCTGTGCAGCCCGCCTACGTGGTGTTCTGCCATACCGACGCCGTCAGCGACATCCGTAACCTGCCTGGCTTCACCCGCGTGGAAGAGTACGGTTCATTCAAGCCCATCCACGATCGCGAGATCGGTGCCTGTGAAGACTTCCGCTTCATCAGCTCTCCGCTGTTGAAGTCCT